TTAGCCAGCAAGAACAGGGGTGGTGGTAGGGAAAGGCGGGTGAACGATCGGTGGCGCCCCCTCTTTGGCGCTGCAAACGGCTGTTATCTCGGCGTCGTGGAACTTCAAGACGGCAAGGCAAGGCGCTACCTGCACGTAGATATAACCGGCATCAATCAACTGCATGGACGTCATCGGAACAACGTCGCCAACTGGCGAGACTATTTCGAGGTAGGCGATGGCTTTGCGTGCGCTGGCGATGGTAGCGCGGATGATGAATTTATGGCCTTCGAAGGGGTGCGCGAGAGAAGTTGATGGCCGGGTGAATTGTTCAACCGTGGTCGTTGCAGCTGGCTGGCTGTCCGCGCTGGAGCGCGTCACGCCACCAGCTGCGACGCTGGGAGCGGAGAGAGTAGGAACCGGAGCGGCGTTCAGGTTGTGGCGTTCGAAAATCTGCATAGCGTTGTAAGCGTGATACGCAAGAAAGCCAAAGGCGGCAATGAGGAAGTAGTAGCCCTGGTGGATTCTAAACTTGTGCTTGGTGTGAACCTCGGCGCTCTTGTAGCTCTTAAAAGAAGCTTTGGGCGGGGAAAATTTTCTTTTTGCTGCGTCACCGCGATCAATGCGAGATTCACCATCGGCGATATGCGGCCATTCGTAAAGATAGCGACCAACAAGGCCTGCGCGAATATGAATGTGACGGCCTACCAGCTCGCGCACGTTCATATCAATCAACTTCGGCTTCTGAGTCAGCAAGATGATATCGAGGCCAGTGTGGCGGTGGGTTTCGAGGGCTGCAACTTCTGGTGGCACCTTGGAGACAGAAGACCGAGGGCGAAAGACGCGCTGGGCTTCGTCAATGATCAAGATGGAATTCGGCGGGAAGGTGAAGTAAGCCAGCTGCAAGCTGGCGTCTTCGGGCGATTGTCGATACTCAGTCCATTCAGCAACGGTCGGCGCCACGATATGCTCAAGCTGTAAATCGGGAATGCCCATAACAAAAAGCGGCCTTTCAGCCGCCTGGACATACTCGGACAACATCGAGACAAGTAGCGCGGTTTTACCCATGCCGGGAATGCCGGTTATTAGTGTGATCATGATTTAACCCATCGTGTGAGAGTGGCCATGCTGTATTTCGTTGTGATTGCCGCAAGCAGAATACCGACCGACTCATGGAATCCCCACATGGCCGCGAGCTGCGCACCCGCACCGACCATGCCGCCGACCGAAGCGATAATTTCACTTTGAATGTTGGTCAAAACAATGTTGATACCGGTGTAAGTCACGACAGAAATCCCGAGCGCGATCAAAGCTTTTTTTGCAATCGGAACGACCATGCTGACCAGCCATGAACCGAGCGCGACGGGGACAAGGGGCAGAAGGGCCATGTTTATTCCTTAAAGGCGCTGGCGACGATCAAGAGGCCGGAGAGATACGCAAGGGCGAGAACCAACGGACGGAAGGTGCTGGCGTAGGAACAGAGCGAATTAAATTCGATAGGGATGGAAACGCCGCCGACCGTCAGCGGTAAGGGCGTGGGGCAGGTGGCGTTTTTTGCAATGCTGACCGGCGCAAAGGTGATCGATTTTTGCGAGGTCTCAGGCTCTACGGGTTCGGGGTCTTCTCCGAAGGTTGCGCAGCTAACAGCGTTGGGATTCTTGACGCAAAAATCACTTGGGTTTACGCATGTCGGGTCTGTCGGGTTGGCTTCGCAGAAGGGGTTAGTCGGGGCCGTGATGGTCTTGGTAATGGTGATGGTTTCTTCACCTGTTACCGGGTCTTTGTGGGTGCGCTTGACGGTCGTTTCTTTCGAGCCGTCTGCAAGGTCTTTTGTCGTGGTTTCAATCTTGTCTCCGGTCGCCGGATCGGTCGATGTCGTTGTCGTTTCGTCGTCGGTTTTGGTCTTCGGTAGGCAGACGGTGACGCCGTTCACTTCGCCGCGTTGCTGGTCAGCTGTACAGGCAGATTCTGGCGGTACTGATGTGCTTTGCGGTATGGGGTTGCTGGTGGTGCAGGATTCGCCACTGTATGAATATTGGCCTTTAGCGTAATAGTGATAGAAGCCTGATTGCATCGACCGCGCAACGGGCGAGCCGTCGCCAGTGAATTCAGTCTCACAATTTTTTGACGGATCACACGCCTGCCGTGCATGGGCCGGGTCGCCGTCGCCGATGTAGTTGTTATCTGATGTGCCTAGATCGTAATAGCCTTGATTGAATATCGTGCCTGCGGACGGACAAGGAACTTTGCAAGTGTTCGTGACTGGATCGAGAACAGCAGGAAGGGTGCAAATTACCGGCTCCTCGCATTTACCATTGACCTCTACGGTCGGGGCTGGGCAGGAGGTCTGACAAACATACTTACCTGATACAAGCGTGGGGGCTGATCCTGTGCAGTAGCTTTTTTTGGCAATGGTGCCGTTCGCGCTACCGCTGCTGTAGCTGCATCCATAAACGGCATTGTCAGATGATGGGGTGAAATAATAAAGAACTCCGCTCACGTATTGATTGTAAGAACTGGTCGACGTGGTTCCTATGGCAGTGATGGGGCCGGTGTTCGAAGATGAAATTTTCAAGCACGCTGCTTCCTTGGTCGAGTACGGAAAGGGCGGGGACGTGTGACTGATGCCGGTGTTCGACGTGTTCATCCATGAGACCGGGGCATCGACGTTGATCGCGAATGATGCGCCAGGTGACAAGCTGGCGATAAAGACAAACAGGAAAACCGCAACCGCTTTCATCGAGTGGCGATTGCAGCAGGAAGCACCACGAGCAGGAAACCTGCCCATGTGTAGAAGTCCAAAGGTGTCATCTGAAAGGCCTACGAATGACGTACACGGCCACCATGACGGCGGCGACTGCCCAGCCGATAGTCATTCCATCTGCGAACGCTTCTGAGGGCTCTGTGACGGTCTGAGGATAGAGGCCAACGACTTGCATTGTCGGAACCGGGAATGCTTGAGGAATGCCAGCGCCATCGATACAGCGCACTGAGCCGTTGTCGATTCCTACGGTATAGCCAGAGGGACAGGAAATTGAGTGCAGCATGATAGTGGGGCGACCGAAGCCGCCCCGCCTGATTAGCCTGCGCGGCGCTTCAGGTACATCACGACGCCGACAGCAACGGCGAAAGCCAACAGCGCGTACGCGATGGTCTTGCCATCGGCCACACCATCGGTGATTGCGCTGGTGACATCAGCCGGAACAGCAGCCAGAGCCGAGCCAGTGGTGGCCAGAAGGCCGGACAGAACGAGAGACAGTTTTTTCATTTCAAACTCCTAAGGTAGGTGCTGGCGAGGCGAAGGTTGAGCCGCTGCCGGGTGCCGTCCGGTTTGCGGTTTTTTTCCCCGAGGGGAAAAGCGATAGCTGCGCCTCAAGGAATGAGGCTTTTTTTTGCTTGGCCAAGCGCATGAGCGCGGCTTGTTGAATTTGTCCGGTGGTTGCCCTGGGCTTCATGGCCTTGGCCCACTTGCGAACTTGGGAGGGGTGGCAATACATTTATTGATTCCCGGGGTCGTTCCAGTCGAGGTCGTTTTCGAAATCTTCGAAGCTGCCTTCGTAGCCTTGCTCTAGGGCTTGCGAGTATTGGAGTTCGGCCCATTGCTGGTCGAAATCTTCGTCGGTGTATTCGTATTCGGAATCAATATCTTCGTTGAACTCATTGTCATCAGACATCACGCAGCCCTCCTAATGTCATCCCAACAAGACACCGGCTGCGCGAGGACGAAGCGGACGCGGGGGAAGGGAATTACAACGGCATCGCGCAAGTGGTTGTCGCTGAAACCAGCAGCACGCAACATCTTTTGATGCAGATACCAAGTGCTCGGAGCCATGAGGTCTTTAGTGACCTCTAAGCCGTCGTCCCGGATATCCTTGTATGTCGAGAAAGCACGACGCGCCTGCTTTTCGGTGCAGTCGTTGGCAATCATGATTGCCTTGATGATGTGTTCTTTTTCCATGGCTTTTACCTCGATTCCCTCTCCCACGAGAGGCGTAAAAAATTCTGTGTGCAGTTCGATTAGTCGGGTTTGTGTGAAGTCTTGCCAGCGTTCGCCAGCTTCTGCAAGACGGCGGAACCACTTGGCCCCGCGTGTGTGTTCCAGGCGGATAACCTGATTCAGCAGGTCTACGTTTTCGGGTAAGGATGCGAGTTTGTTTTTCTTCCAGAGGTGCAGGACTTGCGGCCCTTTGTGGTACGCCTTGCCTTTGCTGAGGTCAGAGCCGGGATTCCAATACACCGTATCGCCGCCCTTGTTGTGGCTCGATGGGCGGCGACGAGCGCCAGTAGTAACGAGGAGCTGCGCGAGAGCATGCTTAACTGATGCAGCGTCAGGGAGGGCGTAATTAGCGGTGACATCGATTCGACGGCATTCCCAATGCTCAAGGCTAGGGAGGACAACTTGAAGGCAACGTTGGGCATGGTCTATGAGCACCTTTGCGCAATGGTGAATGTCAAGACTGCCCCATACGTTGAGGCCATGTTCTAGACTGGCAGGACTGGCACCAATCACGAGCACATCGGTTTTGCCATCACCGGTCAATTGCCAGTACAGGCCGGGAGAGTCAGAGCGCAGCGCGTCTATGTCGAGCGTGCGTTTTTGCCAAACCACCTCCCCGGAGAAATCACAGGAAACAATATGGCCGGAATAGGAGGCCACCCGAGCAAACAACGCCGGGTGACTTTGAGCTGAGATAGGCAGACGCAAAGTAAGCCAGTCGATCAGGTAGGGACTCCAACTCATTGGAGTAAGTCCGGGTATTACAGTAGACCCGGACTTTTAAGCTTGCTTCTGAGCAGGAACTGCCGCGGCGACCTTGGAGAGCTTCAAACGGCCAATGTAGAGATTGCCGTATTCGTTGACCTTGAGGGAGGCGGCGTCGATGGTGTAACGGCCAGTGTCATAAGGAAAAGCGCCTTGGTCGAGGGTGATGTTGACCGGTACGGGCATGGTCTCGCCGGTAATTTCGTCCACGGAATGGAAGAAGCCGCGCTGGGTGGTCATTTCATAGGGTTTGTTCGTGGTCTTGGAGGTGCCGCGACGGACTGAGGTTTTTTGGCTGTTGATGTCGATGATGATTTGCAT